CGTTAAAGGAACCCATCAAAACGACCTTATCTGGCTTTTGATGTCTGGCGCACGCTCAACGCGCACCGCAAGCTTGCGTGTAAAACCACCAGTGGTTACACAAGCCTCACTTTGTTCCTCTTGCCTGAAGGGCAAGAGGGACGAAAAGATGACTATCCATAATGGTCTACAGATCATTCGGGTTCGGTATGGTGTTCCATACGTCGAGCTTCCGGATCTTGATGTAGATCGTTTGGGGAGTTATCTCCAGTACCTTTTATTGCAGGGCAAGGTACGTGCCTCTGTGATTTTTCCGAGATGCCACGGAGGACGTGACTCGGAAGGCCTAGTCCGCCTGAAAAGACTGAGCCGTAAACATCGCTGGGAATTTGCGCACAGCGTAAATTCCATAAAGCGCAACCTGCCATCGGGTTGCCGGCTCCACGTGCCCTCCGGGCGTTCGAAGTGGGAATCGAACGCCTTCTCTTCCCCCCCCCCCCCATCAACTGAATATCTTTCTTTTGTTAGAAAGGAAGTTACTCGGCTCTTTCCCTCCTGTTGGGATAGGCAGTATGGTTCTTTCGTCAAGAACCACCTACCCAACAGTACGTCTCGGTTTGACCGTCGGCGTGCTGACCAGATTTGGTCTGGCAGGAGAGAAGAGTTCAGCAGTGCTTGTCTCGAGGAAACGGCTTTACCGTATCCTCAGGGCAGGTACAAAGAAGTACTTTCCGCAGGGAAAGTGCGTCCTTTACTCATTTACGATGAGTTTAATGACGTCCTGGCTCCGCTCCACAAAATGCTGTACAGGCATTTGGGGCGTGAGACAGATTGGCTTCTTGTCGGCCCTCCGACAGCTGAGAAGATGGCATCTGTTTGTGTTGGGCGATACCAGACTTCCGTTGATCTGGTAAACGCCACTGACGGACTGTCCCTTCGGGTGACAGAGGTAATCTTAGATTCTCTGTTTTTTGGCACCACCAAGATTCCGAGATCCGTTCGTAAGCTGGCTTACGAATCCCTCCACCCTGTGGTGGATGGGAAGATTGTCCAACACGGACAGATGATGGGGTCCTACCTTTCTTTTCCGCTTCTTTGTCTCCATAGTTATCTGGCTGCCCGTTGGGCAGTAAGAGGCTGTGGGGATCACCGAATTCTGGTCAATGGAGATGACTGTGTCATTTCCTCCGACCTTCCGGTTCAGGCCCACCAGTATCCATCTGGGTACTGCTTGAATGATCAGAAAACAATTCGGTCTGAGAACGTCGTAGAGGTTAACTCTACGGCGTTTCTAAGAAGTGGAGGTGTTTGGCGAGAAGTCAAACATCTTAGGAGGGGTGGGTTTACTACGACCTATGACGGTATGTTGCATGCTGCAGCAGCGTGCCGTGATTCGGTGGCATGGACGGACGCTTTTGTTCGTTCGCGCATAGGTCGTAAGTGGGGCTTCCTTCCCTCCCAGCTCGGTTTGACCCGTAGGTCTCGTGTTGCTTGGCGGCGCGAGACGACTATGAGGAAAACCCGAGTTTTCAGTGAACTTCCTAGGCTAGACCAGCTAGCTTGTAACCCGCAGTTGGAGTGGGTTAAGGGAGTTCCTGATCCAGACGAAAGGGAGGCCCTTCAGGCTTTCTTTTGGCTCTGGGGGAGAGATGGAGGAAGGAAGAGGGACGTATTTTCACCGAGTATCGGTGAAGTACGTCGGAGCTATAGGTACCGAAAGGTGCCTTTACGGAGCGTATTGACTTTTGTTGGTCAGTTACGCTCGCCCGTCGTTCCGGGGAAAGGACGCTCCGATTCGTATTTGGTTCCGATTGAATATGAGTCGGAGAGGTACTTGGGGAGACTTTGTGCCCTGGAGGCTTTCCGTCGGCTTGCTTGCCCGACTTGAGCATTTCAGAGTGTCATGGCCCACTCGCTTTCGAGCGTCGCGGGGCGAAGATCTTGTTGATCCTGAT